ATGGAAAAAGATTATTTAAAAACAAGATTTGAACCAGAAGAATTTGAAAAATTAAAAAAGAAACTTGTCAGATATGAGTGTGCTTTAGATGTTGTCAGAACTCAACTTTCTAATCTAAATACCTATTATAATAATTTTGAGGCAATCAACCCAATTGAGCATATCAAACATCGTTTAAAATCACCGGAAAGTATTGCAGGAAAGCTGAAAAAGAAAGATTTGCCTGTGACCGCCGATGCTGCTGATGAACATTTATCAGATATTGCAGGAATTCGTATTATTTGTTCTTATGCTAAAAATATCTATGAGATTGTTGAAATTATCAAAAGCCAAGAAGCTTTTACAGTTGTTAGCGAAAAAGATTATTTAAGAAACGTTAAAAAAACAGGTTATCGTAGTTATCATATGATTGTCGAAGTTAATTTAGGACATCTATTTAGTGAACAAACCTGTCGAGTTGAAATTCAGTTACGAACTTCGGCAATGGATTTTTGGGCAACGTTGGAACATAAAGTTCGTTATAAATATGATGGACAAATTCCTGAGCAACTCAGTGGTGAACTACAAAATTGTGCAGAGCAAATTCATGCGCTTGATGAGAGAATGTATCTTATTCATAAAGTTGTGGACATGATTAATCAGTCCGAAGTTGATATTGAACAAATTGGTTACTGATAAAACTAAAAATAAGAACTTGTCAAAGGATGGATAATCTGTTATACTTATTGAGTATGTTTTTGCATACTAATAAAACTGTTCATCCGCTGAGCTTAATTTGCTAGATGCTGCTTAATGATGGGCAAGAGGAGAAAAAAATGAACCTTATCGAATCTATCAACGCTGCGCAACTCCGCACTGATATCCCTGACTTCCGTCCTGGTGACACTGTACGTGTTCACGCAAAAGTTGTCGAAGGAACTCGCGAACGTATCCAAATGTTCGAAGGCGTTGTTATCGCTCGTAAAAACTCAGGAATTAACGAAACTTACACTGTTCGTAAAATCTCAAACGGTGTTGGTGTAGAACGTATCTTCCCAGTTCACACTCCACGTGTTGAACAAATCGAAGTTATCCGTCACGGTAAAGTACGTCGTGCGAAACTTTACTACCTCCGTGCACTCACAGGTAAAAAAGCTCGTATCGCTGAACGTCGTCGTTAAGATACACCAGTTTAACCGCTCTATTGAGCGGTTTTTTTGTTCTTGTTAATCTATTTAATATTAACTATTAAAGTTTGAATTTTAAAAAGCAGGCAAAAAGCAGGCAACTAAAAATTTAAAATACGTTTATGAAGGTTAGTTAAAGACCAGAATGTGTTATAATAATATAAAATAATTGTGTTATTTATAAGGAGAAATTATGCGTGCAGATGTAAGTTATCAATTGAGTGTTTTTGGCAATTTTAAAACAATAAGTCCAGAACCAAAAACTATCAATAAAATGATGAATTTGCTAAAAGACTATGACATGGTCCCTTCAGTTTATCAAGAAGGAGAGATTAATTTTTCGCCAGCTAATCCTGATAAACTTCAATCTACTACAGTAGATAGATTATCAATGATTTCTGCAACTAACGATATTAAAATTTCTTTCGGGGTTGAAAGAATAGATGTCACTCACGAAGCCAAGTCGATTGATAATCCCTTACCTAAAATAGAGTTACCGCGTTTACTAGAAATCTTAAATAAAGCTGTCAACAATTTATCTTTTTATAGGATCGCGATAAATACAACTACTTTTTTTGATAAACCAAATTCAGATGCAATAATAAAGCATTCAAAGTCCAAAATTAAGTATTATGATAATTTTGATGAATTCTTTCTTAGGGTTAACAAAAGAGATGAATTTATTATTAATGATGTTGAAGAAGAGACTAATTTAATATTAACCTCTCAAAAAGCTCCAGAAATAATAGCATTAAATGATAAACCATTTACTTTAGATAATGGTTGGATGATTCATTTTGATATAAATACTATTCCGGAAAAAACAGAAGATAGATTTGGCATAGAAGAAGTATCTACATTTATTAGTCAGGCTTCTGATATGAAGGAAAAAATTATAAGTGATCTAGTTGAGTGAGGTGTAGAATATGGTTATTAGCGTATTGGATAGTGTTTTAAAAACTACCTTGACCAACAGTAGTTCAGAAGCTTTTTCTAATAGTAGTGCTCCAACAGAAGAATATAATGGTTTTAATAAATTTTTAAAGGAAAAAAAATTGTTTGAGAGTAGCACCTTTTTTGAGATTAATACTAAAAATATTCAAACGTTGAAAAAGAGTAATTTTATTGATTCCTTTAATAATAGTTTTAGAAATGATTTAACTACAAAAGTAGTTCAAAAGTTCGAAAGTGGTACTTCAACAGATAATCGTGATGAAGAAGAAAAAGAACGTTATATGAACTATCAGTATAATAATTTAAAAAATATTTTATGTACTGAAAATTTTGAATCCGGGATAGAAAGCAACGCAGAAATCTTCATACGAACTCTGTTAAGGAAAGATAAAATCCTTGCCCAAAAAATAATTTCTGATTTATTTTATAACTCTTTTGGGAAAAAAACTAATAAAGATACAGACATCTTGATTGGAATATTAAATATTATTTCTCATCTTGAAATAAATAATAAAGATTATTCAATGTTAAAGGTTATAGCAATAGCAGCAATTGCTCATAAAAATGATGATGTAAAAGATTATGCGGTACAGTGTTTTGAAAATTGGAGTAATCCAAGTGACATTTCCATTTTAAAAAATATACAGAGTCAGGCAACATGGTTACAGAATTATATAGATAAAGTGATTAAAGATCTAAGCTCAAAAGATATCAAAGGGGAAAGTTAACATGAGCTTTTATGTGAGAAAAATAACCTTATCTAAGTTTCCAAAGGATAGATCGTCATACAATAATAATATAGAGGAAGTTTGTGCAGATGCAGTATCTGATTTAAGAACTAGTAGTAATGATTTATCAGTTTGGGAAATTCCAACAGATACAGATGAAGATATAGAAGATGCAGTTCTTGCTTTAGTTACCTCATCAAAACAAAGCAGTTTTGATAGAGTTGATTTTGTAGTATTTTCTTATGAAGCTTTGGAGGAAGAGGGACTGCAGCTTAGTAATCAAGTGGGTGATACAGCAGTAAATGATTTGAAAAATCATCATAAAAATATTACAAATTTAACTTATGGATCATTAAGGAGTGTTTTAGAATTGATTACGAACAAGACCATTTCTGGTGAGCAAATTAGAAAAACAAAGACAGAAATTGAAGAAATTGTAAAAAAGAACTTAGATAGAATTGATCAAAATGTTTTTAGTAATAAAAAAATAAAAGATAGAATTCTTGATCTGAGTAAATAATCCAAGATTATGAGTATTAAAAAACTAAAAACTTACTAGAGAAATTCTAGTAAGTTTCTTGTTTTTTCTTTCATTTTTTCTGTTATATGCAAATATATTTTCTCTGTTATTTTAGAACTAGAGTGCCCTACTCGTCTCTGGATTACATATAATGGAACTTCAAGTTCAGCTAGTTTAGAAATGTGAGTATGTCGAAAAATATGAGTAGAAATTCTTTTATCTTTAGGTATGCCCATTTTTTCTTTGTTATTTCTCAAAAAGGAATTAATAGCAGTTGGTTGAAGTGGGGTTCCATTCTTAGTTGTAAAAATGAAATCTGAATTTGCGGATAGAGTGCAAGCTTCTTCATAAATTTCAATCGCGCGTGAGTTTATATCTACTTCACGAGTACCAGCTTTAGTTTTGGTTTCTCTTGTTTTACCTTGGTCACTAATTTTATTTCCATGATAATCAAGATTACCATCCACAATACAATAACTTCTGTTATCAGATAAGATAACATCACTTTTTAGCATTCCTGCGCCTTCAGCAAAGCGCAAGCCATTTAGATATAACCATTGGCAAAGTAAGTAGTAGCGGTAATTTTTAAGCTTTAAAATCTCCATCACTTGTTCCAATTCATTTTGTTCAAGGAAAAAGTCAGCAATTTTTCCTTCATACTTTGGCTTATATTTTATCTTTAGTTTTTCTGCAGGATTATTATTTAAATATCCATGATCAATGGCAAATTCAAACATTTTATTTAATCGAGTTTTTAATCTATTACAATAATCTTCTGATCTATCTTGAGCGCCAAACATAAGATTTTCCATCATCTTATTAAGAAAAACAGTTGTAATTTTGTTAACTAATGCATCTTTACCAATCTCGTTTATAAGAACTTTATGTTGTGCCAGCATGTTATCACGAGAACTATTTCTCAATTGCTTTTTAAAGATTCTTTCACACTCGTCCATAAGTCTTCCGAATGTGATAGAAGTAATATTTTTATCAGGGTTATGTTGTTTTTTTGAGATTTTAGATAGCAAGACTTTTTGAGCGTTACTTCTAGTAACTCGATTATCTTTATCTAAAGTTACAGATACTTCACGTCTTTTATTGGTTAAGTTATCGACATATTGCTCACAGAATTTATATTTCCCATTGGGGAGAGCAACAACATACATTTTTAATTCCTCATTTCATCAAAAATTGGTATAATGATATAGTAAGATGTAACGTTTGCCCGTTGCTTTTACTATAATTTATAAATAAACCGTCCAGCTGTTTAATTGACTTTAGGACGGTTTTTTTGTTAAGTTTATTATTAGATTATTCCCTTAAGGAATGTCTTTTTCCTTGAGCCTTAGCCTCTGATTCATGCATCTGAACTAAATTATTCATATTAGTATTACTAGGCATTCTTGAAGTTCCGTACCAATATACATCAGAACTTCCATTACCAGTAACATAAACCATTGGATCATTTGCTTGAGCCTGGGCTTGAGCTGCTTCAGCCTGTCTAGTGGCTTCGGCTTGTTTAGCAGCTTCGGCTTGTTTAGCAGCTTCAGCCTGTTTAGCGGCTTCGGCTTGTTTAGCAGCTTCGGCTTGTTTAGCAGCTTCGGCTTGTTTAGCAGCTTCGGCTTGTTTAGCAGCTTCAGCTTTTTTAGCGGCTTCGGCTTTTTTAGCAGCTTCAGCTTTTTTAGCGGCTTCGGCTTTTTTAGCGGCTTCGGCTTTTTTAGCAGCTTTAGCTTTTTTAGTAGCTTCAGCTCCTTTGCTATCTTTATCTTTACTCGAAGATGAAGATGTCGTCTGCTCTATTCTTGTATTGCCATCTCCTGTAAAAGCTCCAACATACCCAGCAACTCCAGCTGATCCAAAAAAGAGTAAAGGAACGATAGCAAATAACCACAATAAATTTTTAGTTTTTTTGAAATTAATTATCGATCGGTATACTCCATAAACACAAACAAAAGGGAGGAACAGCAAAATGGCAAAAATCCAAAGTGCATAATACCACCATTTTTTATTTTTCATAAATTTTCTCCTATCTAGCTTTTAACGAGTATCAAGACATTGCTCGTTTATTTTGATTTAACCAATTCCAAATAGTTCTTGAAATTCTTTTTCTGCCATATTATAAAAGTTATGGCTTAAATGATAGCGATCTAAAAATTCGTAAATACTAACAGTTTCAATTACATCAAAATAACTAATATAATCAACAATATAATCATGCATTTCTTGTTTGTTGATACTTACTTTTAGTTCATCTTCGAATATTTCAGTAATTGCTTCATGCATTTCAATATATTCATTTCTGATTAGAGATTCGGCTAATTCAAAAGGTGATTCAGTTGTGTCTACAAATATATTAAAGTATTCATAACTTCCGCCATTCGCTTCAAATATTTCCCAAAGAAGAAGAATTGCTTCATAATTTGCCCTGGTTTCCTGTGGATTTATCGCATCAAAGTATTCTCCGCGATGATTATCATTATTAAGAATATGGATTAGTTCATGAGCAAGTCCAAACGGAGTGGCTAAATCAGAATTATAAATCATAATCTTATCATCAACATTTACAGCTGCGTGTAAAGGAAAAGATTTAGTATTAAATGTTTCAATTCCACTTTTCTCAATTTCTTTAAGGAGGTAATCTAAAAGCTCCTGTCTGCTCATAGAATCCTCCTTATTTATCTTTGTTTTCCAAACGTTTACCAAGTACGCGTTTCATTTCTTCCTTAGCTTCATCTGTAAGAGGTTTTCCCTCAAAAGATACCCATTTATCCCAATCAATTTTACTATCATCAACTAATTCAGCAAGATCAATTGTTTGTTGAATTTTTTTATTTTCTAAACTAATAACTTTTGCAGTTTCTTTTTCCTGCTCTTTTAATTGAAAATTAGCAGTATCAAGAACTACTTTTTGGCGTGGTTTCTCAAGTTTTTTCATTGCATTTAAAGTCTCTTCAATAAGAGGGGTATTATCAGGATTAGTTTTAGATTCAACCATAGGTACATCATAACCCATTAGCCAAGGTTCACTAACTCCCAAGGTTTGAGATAATAATATCAATTTTTGTTGATCGGGATTAGATTTTCCGTTTATATAATTAGATAAATGAGTTTTAGACATCTTTATACCTAATTTATCTTGAAATGGCTTTGATTTTTCAAGTATATCAACTTGTCTTAATCCACGGTCGTCCATTATTTTCTTTAATCTTATTTGAGAGTTTTCTGTTTTCATGAACTTATTATAAAACATTTGTAAAAAAAGTTCAAATTTTTTATACTTTTCTCTTGACAATCATTTTCCAAATGATATAATAAAATCATAAAGTTCAAATCATTTGTACTTTAAATCAAACAAGTGAACAGTCATGGCATAGTAATGACGATACATGGCGTATCCGCTGTGATGTAAGTAGCAAGTTTGGCAAATAAAAAGCCCCAGAGCGGCTGAAAGGTACGGTGTGATATCAATTTTTTACAGATAATTGGAATAATTGCTTTAGTTATAGGCGTGTTTATCGAAAGTGTCATGTATATAATTATGAGAAAAACTGGATGTTCTGTTCTTGAGGCTCTACCCTCTTTGGGCGTAGTGATTTCTGGCCTTTGTTTGTGTATAGTAATATACGTGTCGTTTTCTGCATAAAGTTAACTTGACCGTTTTCGCCTTTCAAAAACAAACAAAGGTTTTCTCCAGAATGAGGAACGATAGTGACAGGGAATTGTGAAGTCCTTATAGCTTCTTTGTAGTTTTCTTCATCAATTTTTCTAAAGAACATGATATGAGAAAAATCAGATGACTTCATTAGGTGTTTTTCTTTATCCCTTATGTCAATATGACTTACAATAATTGGTGAATTTGATTTGTTAATAAGTTGGATTCTCATCATAGTTATATCTGCATTAGTAGCTCGATCGTGTTGTTTTATCCACTCAACTATGTTAGTTTCCATTCTAAATCTTGCGTGATATCTATTATAAGCATCCTTTGCTAAAGTATATAAAAATACTAGAAGTGATAGTCCAAATGCAAGATTAACTTTAGTATCAATAGTAAAGTTCATAAAAGTCTCCAATGTAATTTTAGTTTAGTCACTTACATTATATCACGGAGTTATGGTATGTGGCATTAGCCACAGGAAAGACTGGCGAACAGGTTCGATTCCTGAACTTCCCTTACTGCGAAAGCAGAAATTTAATAAACAGAAAGGATGTATCATGACTATTGATTATTCTAAGTTGAAAGGTCGTATTAAGGAAAAGTATGGTAGTCAGCAAGATTTTGCAAAGGCTATTGGTTTATCAGAAAAAATTATTTCCGATAAACTTAATAATAAATCCTATTGGAAACAATCAGATATCGATGCTGCTACAGAGCTTCTTGGTATTAAAAAAGAAGACATTGGTATTTATTTTTTTAATAAAAAAGTCCAAAATTCTTGAACTTTATGGAAAGAAAGGAACTCATAAATGAACGAATTACAAATTACAGAATTAAACGGTCAAAGAGTTTTGACTACACAACAAATCGCCGAAGGATATGGAACAAACAGTAAAGTTATCACAAGAACTTCAATAGAAACAAAGAACGATTTTACGAAGGTAAACACTTCATTTTATTAGAAGGAGAATATCTCAAATCATTCTTGAGCGATTCGTCAAATTTACGAATCGCGAAGAGCGTAAATAAACTTTACCTCTGGACAGAAAAAGGAGCTTTGCTTCATGCGAAATCTTTAGGAACTGACCAGGCATGGGATACATACGACATCTTAGTCGATACTTATTTCAAAGTTCAAGAAGCACAAGTCCCGCCAATGACACTTGACCAACAAATTGCTGTAATTGCAACGGGTTATGGAAGTGTTAAACAAGAACTCGTTGAAGTTCAAGACAAGGTCACTGAATTAACAGAACGATTCGGACTTCCTGCAACTAATGCTGCAATTCTTAATAATACACGGAATATACACATTATTCGTTTTTTAGGAGGAAAAGATTCTAAAGCCTACCATGAATTGGGAAGAAAAGTATTTTCAGAGTTTGGTAGAGATTTTAAAGATAACTTTGGAGTTCCACGATATGATGCGATTCCATTAAGTCAATACGATGAAGCAATAGCTTATACAAAATCTTGGCAACCATCATACAACACAATGATTTCTATTAGAAATACAAATATGCAAATGGAATTTGATTAATGTTTTAGAAAGGAGTAGAGCATGGACAGTATCTACTTAATTGTAAACAAACAAACTGGAGAAATAAAAGAGCGCGTGATTAGTTTAAAAAAAGCTTTTGAACTAGCAAATGTAAATTTAATAATCTGGGAGGTTTAATATGACTTTAAATTTAGATGAAAAAGACCCAGAAGGAAATAAAATCTGGGTCAGTAAACAAAAATTTATCAAAGAATTTAAAATGAGCGAATCAACATACCATAGAAGAATTAATAATGATATGCGTAAAGATTCACGCTTTATGAATGGTTATGCGGCAGTAACATCAAAAGAAATTTATATAAACAAAACCATTTATAAAGAGTGGCTCAATGCTAAGGCGATGGAAAACATGCCATTTATAGATTTTTAAAAATAAAAAGTCTCATACGAAATGAGACTAGTAGAAACTTTTGGACAGTATCTACTTCGATTATAACAACGATTGGAGAAAAAATCAATGACTGATGTAAATGCAGCAACTGTAAGACCCCAGTATTTTTTAGAACAAGTAAGACGCTTTGGTGCACAATGGGCTTCTGAACGATACAAAGTTTTAGACCCAAGAACTCTTAGAGAGCTAAGTTTCAAAGAGAAGTTAATTTTTGCAGGAGCAATCCTATGATTAAAAAGTGGAGCAAGCGAAATATTCCTTTTACTGTAGTACATTCTGCTGCAGAAGTAAAAAGAAAACTAATTAAAGAATTTGAGAATACTACAAATATATATATTTTCCCAGTTCGGTAAGAAATATTCTATTAACTATGAATCATAAACTATTAGGGAAAGAGCTTGCGAATATGAGTAGATCAATAAATCTAGAGGAAAAACAAAATGATAAATAACGTTGTACTAGTTGGACGTATTACACGAGATCCAGAATTAAGATATACACCACAACAAAATCAGGCAGTTACAACTTTCAGTTTGGCTGTTAATCGCCAATTTAAGAACGCAAATGGAGAACGTGAGGCAGACTTCATAAATTGTGTTATCTGGCGTCAGCAAGCCGAAAATTTAGCAAATTGGGCTAAAAAAGGGGGTTTGATTGGAGTAACTGGCAGAATCCAAACACGAAGCTATGAAAATCAGCAAGGACAGCGAGTTTATATCACAGAAGTAGTTGCTGACAGTTTCCAAATGCTGGAAAGCAAAGGGGGAACAAAACAAAATGAAGAGTCACAAAATAATACAGCTCCGAATTTTGCGCGTGACAATTCCCATGAGATTCCAGTTACAGAAATTAGCGATGATGATTTGCCATTTTAGGAGGTTTTAAATGTCAGAAATAACGAAGGAAAGTCAATTTGAGGGTGTAAATTATTATATTATTCTTCCTGCACAAGTATTACATGATAATAAGTTGACACCACTTGCAAGGCTGATTTATGGGGAATTATCAGCATTAGCCAATATTAATGGATATGCATGGATTAGTAATCAGAAACTTGCTGATAAATATGAAGTTTCTTTGCGGACTATCAATAATTCATTATCTGCACTGAAAGATTATGGATATATCAGAACTGAACTTTTTTACAAAGAGAATAGTAAAGAGGTTGAAAGACGTGAAATTTACATTGAACCACATGAAAATAATTTCATGACCCCCATGAAAAAAATTGCAGGAGGGTCACGAAATAAAATGCAAGACCCTCATGAAGAAAATTGCATGAGCCCCATGAAAAAAACTGCACAGATAATAACACAATATAATAACACATCTAATAACACAGTTAATAATTCTAATAATAATAGTTCTAATAATAATAAAGAAAATAAAAATTCTAATGGAAAATTAAAAAAACTCATCACAATATTTGAGCAAGAGATGGGAATGATAAGTCCAACAGCAATAAATGAACTTAGAGCTTGGTTATTTGAAGATCACTATGAAGTAGAACTTATTAAGTTAGCGCTTAGAGAATCTGTATTAAACCGAAAAGTAAACATGAATTATATTAAGGCAATACTTAGAAATTGGCGACAAGAGGGAGTGACAACACCCAAAATGGTAAAAGATAGAGAAATAGAACGCTTTTCACCAAATCTTAAAAAGCAGGAAGATTTCTATATTCCTTTAGATGGTCCATGGAATGGAAGTGAGGGGTAAGAAATGACAGTAAAAATCAAGCTAGAGTTACTTCAATTCTTGAATGTAGCGCTTAATCACACTCGATTTATCGCAGTCACGCGCCAAGTTGATGAACTAAATAATAAATCCTTGTCATCGTTTCTTGGCCAAGAATTTGAAGTAATTGCTTTTGAAGATAATAAATATTTTCAATTTAAAAATAAGCAATGGGTACCATTAACCGAAGATAAAGCAGACCGAGTTTTGGTCAGAGTAAATGCTGCTGGATTCTTTGATGATTATAAGCCAACTCAATTTGGTTCAGATTTTCCAGATACGAAAGCAGCATTAGAATTTTGGGAACAAATCAATCGTAGATGGGTAAAACTAACTCAAGATATGCTCGTGTTAGGAGTTGAGAACGTGGGGGATAGATGATATTAAGAAAGTTAATGCCATACCTACAAGATGAAATCTGGATAGATATCACAGAACAATCGGACGGTTATTATAAAAATCATATCGGAAAAGCTCCAAAATTTATGATAACAGGACCTGTTCTTAGTTATGATGTCCTTGAAGTGAATGGTCCTATCGAAGCACGAGGAATCATAATTCTAAAAGTTTTAGTGAAGTGGATAGGCAAAAAGTGAACGAAGAAAAATTTAACCGAATCAAACGAATGTTTTTGAAGCGGTTAGCAGATAGCTTTTGGTATGACGGGCAATGGAAATTCTCTCATACTCTTAAGAAAAATCATCAACTTGCGCGTGAACAAAGAAGTAGGGTGACACAAGCTTTAAGACGTTGTGTAACTAGCGAAATCTTTCCAACAGCAAATATATTAAAAAAACTTAACTGATTATTTTACTGCTGAAGAACTAGCAGATATTGCTGAAGCAAGAATTGTACAAGAAGAGCGTTTGCGAGAAGAAAAAAGGCAGCATATGAAAATATTAGGTACAGTTCGGAGTGTTAAGCGACAACGACTAACAAATTTAATTATTGAACCTAAAACTGAAGTTACATTGCCTAACGGGAATAGGGCTGAGTTTATTTCGAAAACAGAAGGTGGAAATTTTATCTTCAAAGAAATCAAGGACTATAGCACTCACTTACTGACAGAACAAGAAGCAAGATGGATTGTGGAAAGAAAATAAAAAAATGAAAATGTTTGAATGCGATTTTTGTGACTCTCAAGTACTTGGGAGAGAACACTGGATTATCCAAGGAGAAAAATTTAAATTTTGTTCTCGGAGATGTGCGGAAAATAGAGCAAAAATGACTGGGAAAAAATGGAAGTTGGTACATATCAGATGAAAATAAAAATTAATCAAAAATCTTTGCACTTAGCTACACCGATTAGAATGAATTAGGAATTGGAGATAAATTGACAGTTGAGAGAATGTCTCCTAAGGAGATTAAATACTGGAATTCATTTGACAGTGCGCAGTTTCATGTAAAGTCCTGTCTATGCGATAAGTGCAAGCTTGACCGAATTAGAAAAAGACAAGTGGCGCGTGGCATCAAGCCAATGACAAAAGAACAAGAAAATAAAAAACGTGAGTTTATATTAAAACAGATTGCTGAAGATGGGTATAAATTAGTTGTTTTGTACAAGAATAATAAACCATTAACTAGAACAGTGCATAGATTGGTGGCACAAACATTTATTCCTAACTACGCTAATAAACCCCAAGTTAACCACAAAAATGAAGTTAGAACTGACAATCGAGTAGAAAACTTAGAATGGATGACTTCTAAAGAGAACATGAATTATGGTTCTAGAAATTTAAATATTTCAAAATCTTTAAAAGGTAATAAAAACTGCTTGGGGCGGAAGTTATCAAATGAAACTAAGTTAAAACTTTCGATAATTAGTAAGCGTAGATACGCAGGCAAAGCCCTCGGAGTTGATTTAGTGAAAGTGGGGGAGGGATGAAAGAATATGCGACTTATGCAGTTTATAAGGGCGAAGAATTTCTTGCTGAAGGAACTGCAAAAGAACTTGCTGAAATGTTTGGAGTGACTCTAAAGACCGTACATTGGTGGAGCACACCGACAAGTTATAAACGTGACAAAGGAAATAGAAAAGTAGCCGTTAAATTATGACCAACAAACTAATATCGCTGGTCAATGACTGGTGGGGAGGAATTGAATGACAGTAGATATTTTTACAAGTTATGAAGTACATTGCGATAGCTGTAATGGTGGAACACAACCACTTGGAAGATATGACCGAACGGAAATAGGAATAATTTCTAATAAACAGATGGCTATTAAATATTGGAAAAATCAAGGATGGATTTTTGGAAATGGAAGTTTTTGTCCAGATTGTTATAAGAGAATGGAAGGAGAGTTAAGTAAATGAAACTTTTGTGTAAGCTGTTCGGGCATAAGTGGGGTTACTTCTCGCTTATTCCTCAACAATTAATTTGCAAACGGTGTAGTTTAGAAAAAAGCAACCGCTCAGACCTTGACGAGTCAGAGAACGTGTTCCCTGAAAAATGGCTTGATAAACATATGGATTGAACGCAAAAAAAAAAGCCCAAATCAAAGATGAGGGCTTCGAGGGATTAACAAAAATTAACGTGAGGATGTGTCCATGCAAGATGAACATGGTCTAATTTGAAGTGATGGATGAGTTCTACGAGTGTATTCCATCGCTTCGATATCATTTTCAAAATGTCCGTCAATAAGGTATGAATCATTAACTTTTGGGCGGTTAGGGCAAGTTCCTTTGTGTACTTCATGATAACCACTGAAGTCACCAATTTTATCTACGACATAGCTCATGAGTTAGTCCTCCTTCAAATAGTTTGTATTGTTTGTACAATTTTATTTTAAAACTATTATCAATTGAGTACAAGGAAGAAGACTTAAATAAAAGGAAATATAAAAAACTCAAGTTGACCAAGCTTGAGCGAAATACTGAACAATGTTGCGAAGTTTATTTTTGGTCATCAACATTATAGCACACAGAACAATAATTCATACCAAAATAAAAAAGCCCGAACTGACCAGGTTCGAGCGCAAAACTTAATTTATTTAATTATTATATTATTTTTTGTATTATTTGGTCAATTATATTATATCACATCTATATTAAGGAGGTTGTGAATGAGACGAAAAAAGCCCAAGCTGACCAAGCTTGAGCCATCGTAGAAAAGATGTAGATGTAACAGTTCATCTTTAAATGTTACTTGTGGTCAGTTATATTATATCAAATCAATAATTAAGAGGTTATGGGATAAATGCAAAAAACCCGAACTGACCAAGTTCGAGTTATATGTTCTAGGTTTAAATTTTATTCTTAAAATTTAGGTCTACTACATTATACCATACTGAGCTAGGAACTCGCTAAACTCAACTAGGAGAAAGTAAATGTTAGAACTTAACAATCAGAATAGAGGTAGTGGAAAGACAACAAAGGTTATTGAATTAATGGAACAAGATGAATCAGCGCTATGCCTGGTTCCGAATAGTACAATTAAACGTCACATCTTCCCGAAAGAATTACAAAAAAGAATTATTGTAGGAGTAAATATTGAATATCTGATTGATGAATTAAGAGGCAGGAGATTCACTAAACTTTTTGTAGATGAACTTTCATACTCTAAGTTTTATTTGTCTAAGTTATTTTATGAACTAGGACGAAACCATATCCAAGTCATTGTATTTGGAACTGAACAATAGCAACAAAAAAGCCAGCTCTCGCTGACTCTGCTGAATTAAAAGTTAATTATATTATAGCATAGTCAGGAGATGATATGGGAAAGAAAAAGCAATTAGACTTGTTTGAGAGTGCTTATGGGACAATCGATATATCAGATGATGAGTGGTATATTATCCGTACTAACTTGAGAACTTTGTTTAAAAGAAGTAGGAGGGCAAGGAGGTCGTCACAAGTAAGGTTAGCTTTACAAGAGATTAAACGCTCTGATGATAGGATGTTATTTGAAAAACATTTTATCCAAGGGCAGAAGATAGATAAGATTGCCATTGATAATTACTATGATGAGTCAACAGTTAGAACTTATATTCATAGAGCAACAAAGGAGTTTGCTGCAGCTTATTGTGACGGACTATTGATTAAACCTTTTGTAGAATGACTTTTAAAATCACCCGTTTTATGAACGGGTTTTTTTGTATGCTGAATATGTGTATGAAGAAGAGATAACAGGAGTTCCAATAGATGCAGTCATGACACCAGCAGATAGAACTAAGTTCTACAATTCATCTCAGTGGTTAAGAGTTAGAGAACTTATTCTTAAGCGTGATCATTATGAGTGTGTCTGGTGCATGGCTCAAGGGTTGGTAACACCATCAAAGAATGCAACGCTAGAGATAGATCACATCAAGGAGTTAGAGTATCATCCTGAGTTAGCCTTGACCTTGAGCAACCTCAGAACACTCTGCCATGATTGCCATAACAAAAGACACAATAGATGCAAAGAGAATAAATTTGATGATGAAATTTTTGAATTTTAATTTAATTGTTCGGATTTTTTACTCTCAAAAATAAAAACATACCCCCCGTCCGAAAAAAACGCCTGTTTTTCTCGATTTTTCCCAGACCGGTTGGGGTCAACTAACCAAAAAAACGAACGATTTTTATGAAAGGGGCTGAAAATGGCAACAAATAGATTAAAAGAAATTTTAGACAGTAAAAAAATGAGTTTTTCGGAGTTAAAAAAGCTCTTAGAAGAAAAAGATGTCAAAGTTAATAATAGCCAACTCTCCCTTTATTCTAGCGGTAAACGTAATCCTAAAAATAAAAAAATATGGGTGATAATTTCGGAAGTTTTGAATGTTGAATTACAGGAAATAATCACTGATATTAATGCTTATTTAACAATTATGGCTGAAATATCTGAAAATGGTTCTGAAAAAAAGGAAGAAATTGAAAACAAAAAGATTGATGAAGAGCTATTTCAAGAATTATTATCGCTGATTGATAAAAGCAAGGCTTCTGAACTAGAAAAAGTGCATAGGTATTGTGGTTTGGCAGCTACTTTTGAGAAATTAGGAGAAGATATCTCGGAAGAAGGAGCGGTTATTTATGTTCCTTCAGGGGATTATATGATTAAGAAAACAAATCCAGCAATTTCTGAGCAAGTGAGAGTCAATGCTGCTTTAATCAAACTTGATGAATGGTTTGAATTAAAACGTCAAAGTAATAATGGGGATAATCCAAAGTCAGGCGAAGATTGGAGTGAGTTTACATGATTAAATACGTTAAAGATTATATTGACGGTTACTATGCAGGAACTGTTAAATTCAATCGTGAACGTGTTGATCTAGTTAATTATATAAAGCGTGAAATTGAGCCAAGAATAGCTTCAGGAGAAATATATTTTGATTCAAAGCAGATAGAAAATTGTATTAATTACATTGAAAAATGGTTCTTTCCTTTGGAAGATTTCCAAAAATTTATTATCAGTTTTATCTTCCTTTATTTTACTGAGAATCATCGGAACGTTTATCGAAAAATTTTCATTATGATTGCACGTGGAAACGGAAAAAATGGATTAATATCTGGAATTATAAGTTATTTATCTACTCCAATGCATGGAATAAAAAAATATAATATTTCAATCGTTGCTAATAGTGAGGATCAGGCAAAAACAAGTTTTGATGAAATTTACGATACCATAGAAAGCAACTCAAAATTAGAAAAGTTATTTGGTAAACCTGGAAAAAAAGAAATCAAAAATATCCAAACGAAGTCCATTTTAAAATACCGAACCTCCAATGGGAATACAAAAGATGGTTTACGAGATGGAGCAGTTGTTTTTGATGAAATCCACCAATATGAAAGCAATAAAGATGTTAAAGTTCACATCTCTGGATTAGGGAAAAGACCTAATCCACGAGAATTTTATATTGGAACTGATGGATATGTTCGAGAGGGCTTCATTGACCGAATGAAAGATTTGGCCAAACGCGTTTTAAACGGAACTTCTAAAAAGTGGAATGCGATTTTCCCCTTTATATGTAAACTCGATGACGAACGACAAGTTGACGACAAAGACAAGTGGGAATTGGCTAATCCTATGTTTTCTGAACCAATGTCTGAATATGCTCAAGGGCTATTTGAAACGGTCTGCGAAGACTATGATGATTTAGAAGAAGAACCAAGTGGTCGTGAAGAATTCATGACGAAAAGAATGGACCTTCCAGTTACTGATACTGAACGTAGTGTTGCAACTTATGAAGAATTAGTGGCAACCAAACAAGAATTCCCTGATACAAGAGGCTTATCTGCAGTAGGTGGATTTGACTTTGCCTCTATCCGAGATTTTGCGGCAGTTGGAGCGCTCTTTAGAATTGACGATACTTATGTTTTTAAAGCTCATAGCTTTGTTAGAAAAGCTTTTGTTGACCAAATATATGGATATTCTAAGCCAAAAGACTCTATCAATGGGAAAAAACAGTATGCTCCAATTAAGAAATGGGAAGAACAAGGGTTCTTGACAGTCCTTGATGAACCAAGTATTAATCCAAGACATGTTGCAGCTTGGTTTGCAAAAATGAGGGATGAAGAGGGGCTTGAATTTAAAGCAATTTGCGGAGATAGATTTAGGTTAGACATTTTGGGACCAGCATTCGAAGAATTCGGCTTCACTCTTCCAAAAGGTAAAAAAGAAGAAATTTCTGTAGATAAAATTGAAATAATCAATAATCCAAGGGCAATTGACAGCCTTCTTGCTCCACGTATAGAGGATGCCTTTGCCAACTTAAAAGTGAACTTCGGAGATAATGATATGATGCGTTGGTACACTCAAAATGTATTAAGGAGACTTAAAGGTGATGGCAATGTAGAATATGTAAAGAAAGAAGATGTCAGACGTAAAACAGATGGATTTAAGGCTTTTGAGTATGCGATGTATCGCGCTGATGAAATAGTTCAATCTGTTGGAGAAGATTTTACTGAAATAACTGATTGGTTTTTTTAATTGAAAGGAAAAAACGCCCCGTTTTTAGGGTCGTTTTTTATATAAACTAAGAGAAAAGGAGAAAGGAGGAGGTCATGGGATGGTTATTTAATCGGAATAAAAAATTGATTGATGAAGATATTGGACAAACAGAGGAAGCCTTGCGTGAAATCTCTGCCAAGAACATGGCTTTAGAAATTGTCGTCAGTTTTGTGGCCAATGCCTTTTCTAAAACAACTTTTAAGTTCAAGGGAGAAAATGCTCAAGATAGACTTTATTTTCTTAATAATTCTCCAAATATAAACCAATCTGGACAAAGCTTTCTACAAGAGTTCGCGGAAACCTTAATTCATAATGGTGAAGCAGTTATTTTTGAAAAAGACGATCAATTTTTTGTAGCAGATAGCTTTTATCGAGAAGAAAATATAACTGGTGATATCTTCAAGGGGATAACCAAGGGGGATTGGTCAAGTCCAACAGATTTAAGAAGAGATGAAGTCCTTTATTTTAAATATAAAAATAAGCGATTAGAGTCCTTTGTACATAATCTATGGTCAGAATATGGTTCTATCTTATCTCGATTATTAGCTAATCAAAAAACAGCCAATCAGATTAGAGCGACGTTTGAACTAAACACGAAAAAAAATGCAATTGAAGATAAAGAAACTCGGATTGCAATAAAAAAATTTGTCGGTTCAATCGCTTCTAAGATAAGAAAAGATGATGTGGTTGTTATTCCGACAAGCCCTGAAAATAAATACTCAGAAGTTAGCTCATCAGGGTCTGGAAGTTCTAAAAAAGGAATTTCTTATTTAGATCAGGTGGATAGTCTTAAAAAAATGTATGTAGATGATGTGAGCAGCATTTTAAATATCCCTAGAGGGTTAATTTTAGGAGATAAAGCTGACAATGACAAAAACTACAACTTATTTATTGAGACAGTGGTTGAATATTTTCAAAATCTTTTTGTTTCAGAATTGAATAAAACTTTAACTCCTGAGGAATACCAAAAAGGGATGAAGTATAGTGCCAACTCAGTTCGTTACAGAGATATTTTTGAGTTAGCAACTAATTTTGACAAGCTTATCTCAAGTGGTGCATTTAATCGGAATGAACTAAGAGAAGAATCAGGATATGATCCTATTGAAGGTGGAGATCAGTTCTTAATCACAAAAAATTATATGACTTTTACAGAAAGGAATGAAGAAGATAATGTTGGAACTTAGATTAAATGGTCCAGTTGTTGATGATTCAGATGCTTGGATTTATGACTGGTTCGGTGAACCTTGTATTTCACCCAATGGAGTACACGCGTTTTTAGAAAATGCAGGAAATCAGGATATTACATTGACAATTAACTCAATGGGAGGATCAGTTTTCGCAGGAAGTGAAATTTATACAGCTTTAAAAAATTTCCCTGGTCAAGTTAATGTAGTTGTGGGAGGATTAGCGGCAAGTATTGCCTCTGTTATTGCTATGGCTGGTGATACAGTCAAGATTAGCCCGCTAGGACAGATCATGATTCACAATGCATCTATGCTCAATTATGGTGATCACAAAGACATGAGTAAGGCATCTGAAATATTATTTGATACCTCAGAAAGTTTAGCCTCTGTTTACTCTCAGAAAACAGGGAAATCAGTAGAGGATATGATGGCACTTATGGAAAAAGAAAGCTGGTTTACTGCTGATAAAGCTGTAGAGCTTGGTTTAGCAGATGAAGTTCTCTTTTCTGATAAATCAGAAATGACTTTAGTAGCTAGTGCTGGTGGATTCATGAATAAAGAAAAAATTGCTGAATTTAAAACAATTCTAACTCAAAAAGAGTCACTTTCAAATCAAGAAAATTCACTTACTATTGAAGCGGTAGAAAAAGTAGTAAGCAAAATTATTGATGAAAAACTGTCAGATAAGACAATAAAATCACAATTACAGCCTGAAAACAAACCAGGACTTGAAAATTATATATTCTAGGAGGAATCAAATGTCTATTTCATTTAACAAAATCACTCAGCAGCTCCCTAATTATCAAGCTGCTCTTACAAAATTCACTGATGCAGCACACGAAGGTAAAGAAAAAGAGGTTCTTGATGATCTGTATGCAACAGCCATGGAAACTCTTGGAACAGATTTGCAAGCTGCCCTTTCAAATTCCAATAAGTCAGAACTTGAAAAAATGTTTGATGCCCGTGCTTCAAATAAAGGCATGACTGCAAAAGAAATTAAGTTCTTCAATGAGCTTAAAACAGATGTTGGACTTAAAACTGAAAAAATTCTTCCAGAAGAAACAATTTATGAAATTTTTGATGAACTTAAAACAGATCATCCGTTGCTTTCAATCATTAACTTTAAAAACGCTGGACTTCGTCTAAAAGCGCTATTGGCTGAGACTGAAGGAACCGCTGTTTGGGGTGAAATTTATGGAGAAATTAAAGGTCAACTAGATTCTGCCTTTAAAGAAGAAGCGTTCAGTCAAAATAAATTAACAGCTTTTGTTGTTGTTCCAAAAGATGCGCTCGACTTTGGTCCTAAATGGATTAAACAATTTGTTATGGATCAAATTGAAGAATCATTTGCAGTTGCTCTTGAAACAGCTATTGTAACTGGTGACGGTAAAAATCAACCTATTGGATTAATGAAAGACTTGGACAAGGGAGACGCAACAGATGGTGTAATTACTTACCCAACTGATAAAGCAGCTGCGGCAGACCTTTCTACAGTAACTCCAGAAACTGCTCCTAAACTTTTGGCCCCTGTCATGAAAGTTCTTGCAACAAAACAAAAAACTAAAACGGCCTTAAAAATTGATGGACAAGTTCACATGTTAATTAATCCGCAAGATTATTACGATATTGAAGCGAAATTTACAACACTTAATGCAGCAGGTGTTTATGTTTTCAATCTTCCATTTGGAATCAAAGCAGATCAATCTGTTGCAGTAAAACAAGGTACAGCAGTAATCTTTGTTGCAAATCGATACAATGCCTATGTAGGTGGCGGAACGACAATTAAAGAGTTTGACCAAACGCTCGCAATTGAAGATTTGCAACTCTATGTCGCAAAATCATACTACTATGGTAAAGCCAAAGATAATAACGTGGCTCAAGTTGTCACTTTATCTACACCCAAATGACCCCCAAGTCGGCTCAGCAGTCGTGGGGGCATCTAAACTATAAAAAAAATAAGGAGGATTATAATGACAGCAGCTCAAGATTTTGCGGAAAAAAATTTAGATGCATTCAAAGATAGAATGAGAATTTCTACTACTGATGAAAATGAACTAAATAATTTAAAGAAAATGCTTGGTGCAAGCTATATTGCAATCCTCCGTCTTGTTGGTATCAAAGAAAATCCAGATGAAAGTGATGAAGAGCTGATATTTGAACGTGCGCGTTATGTTTATAATGATGCTTTGGATGAGTTTTTGCACAATTATGAGCAAGATATCAGATATGCATGGCTCTCACACCACTTAGATGATGAAGAAATTGATGAGGAGGAAACTTCTCATGATTAAATCTGAAAAAACTCGTAAGAATACAATTAAGACAAATAACGGGACCATGCGAACTCCAGTTACTTTCTACGGTCCTGGTCTTGATAATTCTCTTGATGGAAGAGATGGATTAGGTGAGAAACTCTATCGGGCTTATGCGGAAGTTTATAATCCAAGTAACAAAGATAGACAAGTCTTGACAGCTAAAGGAGTTCATCGGGCAGTTACTGTAAGAATAAGGGACCCCTTTTCCAGTTATCAGCCAGAAAATAAGCAATTAGCCAAGATTGATGATTTGAGATATTCAGATATTGATTGGCAAGTTGTAGATTTTCACCCCGACTTTCAGGATAGACAGTTTCTTGTCATTTTGTTAGGAGGTGATCAGTAATGGGAGCAACCATGGATGTGATAGGAATTGATGAATTGCTTCAAAAACTTTCACAGCAATTTTCAAAAGCTAAAGTTGACCGTGTGGTTAATAAGGCTCTTAACACTGAAGCTGATACTGAGACTGAGGAGCTTAGAAGTAGTTTAAATTCAGCCTATCATGATACAGGACTTTCTGCGGATGGTGTAACTCATGGAAAAGTTTCTCGTTCATCTGGATATCCTGTAATTAAAATGGGGAATGGTGGAGAACACTGGCGATTGATTCACTTAAATGAGTGGGGATATACAAAAGATGGAACTTACCACCCAGGAGCAGGTCATGGGATTATGACAAAATTTATTGAAGAACGTAAAGGCGATTATCTTAATCGAATTACAAATGGATTAGGAGAGTTAATTGATGGTTGAATCTTTTCATGACATGCTTGCAGAGGTTGAGGAAGCTTTACTCAAAGATTCGGATATTCAAGTAATTAAAGCTGCAAAAGGCTTAAAAAGTTACCAACGACCAGAATCTTTACCTGATACTCAAACAAGTATTATTATTGATCCTTTAGGTCCACCTGAAGAAGCAGCGAAAGGAAGTAATACTTCACTTTCTAATAAATTTATTTATCAAATTAATGTCGAATCTACAGACCGAATTGAGTGTAAAAAGCTCCAAAGTAAAATTAAAGCATTACTTAATGAGTCTGGTTTTACCCAAACTTCTGGAGGACTTGATGAATACTTTGATACCACAAAAAGATATGTCGATGCACGTCGATATATTGGTTACAGTAAATTATACGAAAACTATTAAAAGGAGAAAAATATGGCTACAGCAGTAGGGTTTAAGCAGTTAACAATCCGAATTTTAAATGGTGAAAAACCTGTCCTTGATGATAATATTTTCATCATTAAAGGGGATAAGAATAAAGGGGCTACCTCTTCAGCAAAAATTTCAGGACTTTCCCCTGAAGTTATTAAAACTTATGGTTCTAATAAGGTTTATAATATCTCAGGAAAAGGGACAGGAGATGTCAAAATTGATTTTGATGTCATTGATATTCCTGAAAAAATCAAAGACAAAATTCTTGGATATCAAGTAGACGAAGATACTGGTGTCGTTCGTGTCACTTCTGATACTCAAGCGCCAGACTGTTCAGTACTCCTTGAGGACTATATCCCAAGTGGAGAAGCAATCATGTTAGGATTTGCGACTGGGATTTTCTCTTATGACGGTAACGAGTGGAATACCAAAGAAGAAAAAGGGAAAGAGTTAGCAGCAGAAAGTCTGTCATTTGCGGCTGGTTCTGCGGATGATGGATTAACATTATCTAAATATATCGGTGATAAATCAGAAGGGATTGCAGCAGTTAAAGCAGACCTTAATATGACAATGGGAACACCCTAATGGCCCCGTAGTCGGTCAAGCGACCGTAGGGGACGCACAATTATAAAATAAAGAAATTATAAGGAGATTCAAAACATGGCTTATACACCTAAACAATGGAAAGACGGAGACGTCATTACAAAAGAAGCGCTGAATAACATTGAACAAGGTATTGTTAATGTTCCTGCGGGTCCAACCGGAAAAGGGGTTAAAGGAATTGCTTTAACAACTACTGATGGAAAAGTAACTGGGGGAACTGTTACTTTTGACGATGATAGCACTGGTGCGGTGACTGTTACTGAGGCTTAGTTTTTAGGAGGAAATTATGGCTAAACTTGAATTAAATCTTCATACAAAAACAGGAGATGTTCAGTATGAAGAACATCATGTCAGTGGGCAAAAATATCTTGATTTAATGAATATGAAAATCGAGTTTGAAAAAGCTAAAATAATTACAATTGTCGATGTTTTAGAAGAGCGCTTAAAATTCACAGCAAGTCTCTTTTCGGATGAAAAAGTAACTGCTGAAGCAATTTTAAAAGGCACTGATCCATGGGAACTTATTCCAATGCTAGATCGTATAGAAGATGCTGTTCTTGGAGTCGTTCCAGGTGAAGAAAAAAAGGAAGTATAACTGTTACTGAAGCAAGAGATGAATTTTTGAATTCAGTCAGAAGTTTAGTAATCAACGATACAGGATTTACTTTATCTGACCTTTTAAACAATGACTATTCAACTATTTTGAGTTTAGTTACCTCGCGGGAAACTAAAGAAAAAGAAGAAACTGTTTCATTAGCAGATTTTATTGGTTCTATTTAAAAAACTACCCGTTTATGAGGTAGTTTTTTTTATATCCTTGAATTAATAATAAAGTTCAGGAGATATGAAATGGGAAATACACCTTTAGGAAAACTGATTGTTGAAATGGGCCTTGATGATACTAACTTTTCTAAGGGTGTCACTGGGGCAAGAAAACAACTTACAGCATTGAAAAGCGATTTAAAAACTTCTCAGGGAGTCGCTTCAGCATTTGGTGGAGGTATGAGCGGAGTTGCTAAACCTACAGATGTTCTTACTAAAATGATTCAAACTCAACGAAAAGAGTTAGGGTATTTAAATGAATCGTACAAGAACTCTTTTAATAATGGGAAAGCTACGGGAAATACTACAAGATATGCTACTGAGATTTCAAGAGCTAATGCAAATCTTGCGTTATATACAGGCCAACTAAAAGAAGCCGCAACTGCGCAGTATGCACAAACTAGCGTCCTACCAAAGATTTCATCTGGATTAGGGACTGCGAGTACAGCATTTGGAAAATTAAGCCGAGCGGTTATGCCGGCTAGTATTGCAATGACTGCAACTTTTTATAAGGGAATTCAGGATGCGACAGAATTCAATGGACAAATGTCAACTATTCAAGCTCTGCTAAGAGATACAGCCCCAGCAAAACAACTCGGCCAACAAATGGACACATTAGGAGAAAAGTCAAAATCATGGGCCAGACAATACGGAGTAAGCACTGAATCGATTAATACAGGGATTGAGGAAATGGTTAAAAAGGGATATAACTTTAACCAGACTTTAGGAGCTATGCCAGCAGTTCTTGACGCCTCAAAAGCATCAGGCGAAGATTTCAATACAGTTATGGGAGCTTCTACGTCAATTCTAGAACAATTTGGCTTGAAATCTGATAGTACATCAGCAATGTTAAAGAATACGCAACGTGTAACAGATAGTTTAACTTTTGTAGCCAACAAAACAGCCGCAGGCTTCTCTGATATGGGAGAGGCAATGGAATATATCGGTCCTGTTGCTCATTCTCTAGGTATGAGTGTGGAAGAAACTTCAGCAGCGGTTGGTTTACTTTCTAATAACGGAATCGAAGGAGAAAAAGCAGGAACATCTTTGCGCGGGGCATTATCTCGTTTGCTTAAACCTACAAAACAATCTTCTGCAGCATTTCAAGAGCTTGGGATTAATCTTGATGAATGGAAAAAAGGGAATATCGGACTTCCAGATATGCTAGATACTATTAAAAAATCTACCCAAGGAATGACAGATGCAGAGAAGAGTTCTTTAATTGCTAAAGCTTTTGGTGTTGAAGCACAGACAGGTATGAATATTCTTATCTCACAAGGTGGAGATGCTTTGCGTAATTTGACGAAAGAAACAAAGAATGCGACAGGTTATACAAAAGGGCTTGCTGATGAAATGAATAAATCAGATAAAAATGCCTTTGCCCGTGCGAAAGCTACACTTGAAACATTATCTATCAGTTTGGGGCAAAAACTATTGCCTAATATTATTCCAGTTTTACAAAAAGTGGATGATTTAGCTGATTCATTCGATAAATTAAGTCCAGAAGCGAAAAATACAATCATTAATATGGGATTAATCGCAGCGGCGGCTTATCCTGCATCCAAAGCGCTTGAGTTAGTAACTGGTAAGGGAAAAGGAGTTGTTGATTTACTATTTAATTTAGGTAAAAAAGGAGCTGGAGCACTTGCATTAAAAGGAATAGAAACTGGTGCTATTGAAGCCTCTGGTGCAATTGGTGCAGGTGGAGCTGGTCTTTCGGGTAGTCTTAGTGGATTATCCCCAATTCTAGCAGGAATAGGACCTGCGGGAATTGCAGCGCTAGGTACCGTTGGTTTAGCAGGTGCAATTATTGGTGTTACAAAGCTTGTTGATAGTGCAAAAGACCGAGTTAAATATTTTGGCCAAGTTGAAGTTCCAAAAGAAACTGTTGATAAACTTAATAATTTTAGAGACAAAGTTGATAAAGCCAAAGTTGCAATGGAAGAGTTCGGTACTGGAAGCCAGAATTCAGCCCAAAAAGTTAAAGATGCTATCAATTCACTTTCCGAAGGTACTAAGGGTGATATTGACAAATCTACAAAAGAACTTGAAGAAGCAATGAAACGAACGGGCTATACTGCTGAGCAAATTGCTGAAATGAAAAAAAGAGGTGAAAGTGCTAAGTCTGTTGTAGAAGCTGCCGCAAATGATATTTCTCAGGTTTATATTAATGCTAACAAACGAGATGAGAAAAATCGTGCTTTGACTGTTGATGAACAGGCTCGTGTAAGTTCTAATATGAAAGTTATTTTTGAATCAGAAGCTGATGCGCTTAAAATAACAGGAGAAAAAAAGAATACATTAATGAAAGCTCTTAATGGGGACTTCAACAACATGTCCAAATCCCAAGCACAACAAGTCATTAATGATATGAGAGGTATGAGGGAACAAGCAAATAAAGAATACGATCAACAAGCTGCTGACCAAAAAAAATTACTTGATGGTCATATTATCACTCAAGATACCTATAACCAAAATATGGCTGCTGCGGAACAAGAAAGAGTTGACAAGTTAAGTAAATATGGAGTAGCTGTTGCTAAAGCTGAGGATGTGATTAGAGGTAATCTTAAATTAGGTGAAGCTGGTTATAAAGAATGGCGTGAAAATGCAGAAGCAGAAATGGGGTTATATGGAGAATCATTCGATGAAGTTTTAGCTAAAGCTGGTGATGCCAGCAAGAAGTTAGGGGACAATGGTAAACTTCTAGCAAAATATACAACAGGTATGTCAAATGACGCCAAAAAAGCTAATGATGCATGGAATAGTATTATTTTTGACCCTAAAACAGGGGAAATCAAAACTAACGCTCCTGAAGTAATTGCTGAAGCAGTTAAATCTAAAGAAGGTTGGGATAATATGCAGTTCATCTTGAAGAACGCTAATTTAACAACTAATGCCAGATTTACAGTCGCAGAAGCTTTGATTGCTAGTGGTCAATGGGACCAACTTTCTCCTGAACAAAAAAATCTAGTTGTTAACAATCAACAAGGACTGCTTGCCATTGCTGACAGTAGACAAAACATGAAAATTTGGAATGAAATGCCAGATTCTGTTAAGAAAATTCTTGGTGATAATAAAGATTTCTTACAAAATAAAGAAACTGCTCAACAGGCTTTAACTGGTTGGAATACTCTTCCTGCTCAGACTAAAAAGTTACTTGGTAACGATACAGACTTTTTAAGTAAAAAAGGAAACGCAACTCAAGCATTGAATACGTGGAATTCTATGCCAGAGAATGTTAAAAAACTTTTAGGTAATGATGCGGATTTTCAAAATAAAAAAGGGGCAGCAGCCAGTGCATTGAAAGCATGGGATGCTATGCCTGAGAATGTTAAGAAGATGTTTGCAGATAACGCAAGTGTACTAAGTGCGAAATCAGGCGCTACTAATGCAATATTGCAATGGAATTCATTGCCAACTGCTTCTAAAAATTTGCTGGCGAACAATCAAACGGCTGGAGGGGTAAATTCTGCTAACTCATGGATAGCAAACAACTTTGTAGGAAAAACTGCTGACTTATTTGCAAATTCAAAACCAGCTGTAGATACACTCAATTCTTTTATTGATTTGCCTGCATCTAAAACAGTTCAAATTATTGCAAAGTCAACTAATAATGCTACAGGTACAAATTATTTTGAAGGTGGGCTAGCAACAGTTAATGACCAAAAAGGCTCGCTTTATAAAGAATTGATTACTCTACCTACAGGTCATAGCTTTATTCCAGAGGGACGTGATGTAACTATGCCACTTCCACGAGGAACTAAAATTTTAAAGGCAAGTAAAACAGCCAGAATGTTTCCAGAAATTCCAAAGTTTGCACAAGGGATTGGCAGTATACCAACCAATGCTAGATTCTTGAAAGATGTTAGAAGTGTTAATGAAAAACTTGAAGTTTCATTCCCACAAAATAATGTAGGAGTCAATTCATCGCAACTTTCAATGATCATTTCATTATTGCAAGAATTGGTTTCTAAAGAGCCATTAGTTCTAAAAGACGGAACTCGAAATAACAGGCCAACGTTACGAGAAAAGAACCATGCTTTGAATCAGCTCCAACAAGAATTAGGATATATATTTTCAAATAATTAGGAGGTAATAATGAATCTATCTTATAAGCAAAGTGTAGAAATTTCAAAAAAAGAAAAAGTAAATCGTTGAGGAGAACCTGTATATGGGGAAAAGATAGTTTATAACAATATCGAGATTGAGAAACGACCAATCTTTCAAACGGTGGGAGGGAAAAGAGAGGTTAAACAAAAGGCAATTTTGACTATTTTTGAACCTCAAAATAGTCCTATTTCTACGACAAGCGAAGAGTGGGAAGGGGCCCGTGTAATTGATGAAGATCATAATGTGTTTTATGTTGAGGGTTATGAACCAAAATATGATGAAAATAATAATCTTATTAAACATCAATTGAATTTATTAGAAGGGAGATATTGATGGTTGCTGCTGATGAAGAAAAAATTACCTATACCAATGAAAATGGTGGAATGGTAATCATGACAAAGGAGCGTCCGTTCTTTTTACTTGATAAAACAGGTTTTGGAGCAGTAAATAATACTATTAATAGTGAAAAAATGTATGGTATGGATGGAGAACATGAAAATGATGAAACTCTTGAGCCACGAACTTTAACCATCACTCTCTTAGTTTATGGTAAAAATCCTAAAGATGATAACAAACTCCAACGTACCTTGCTCAATGTATTTAATACTAAACTAAAAGGGGTTTTGACTTATGAGTCCTATGGTAAAAGTTATGAAATAGATGTTCGGATAACGAAAGGATGGGAGAGTGAATTTGACGAAAAAAGTCACACAAATCAAAGTACTCTTTCATTCTTTGCTGCTAATCCTTTATGGAGAGATGTTTCAAGTGATTCTTACGTTGTTCAAATGGGACAAACAACAAATTTATTTAGCTTTCCTTTAGCGATCACAGATGATTTTAAGTTTGCTACAGTAGATGTAGGAAAAGAAGTAGCTGTGATAAATCCGGGGCATGTTGCGGTTGGTTTAGAGTTAAATATTACTTGTACAGCAGAAGTTGTTAATCCTAGATTATTTAATCCTTATACTGAAGAGTATTTCGCCTTTAGTAATACATTCAAGGGAGGAGATACAATTTATCTCAATACAAACGAAGGTAAAAAACAAGTATTAATAAATGGAGAAAATGGTTTCTTTAAACGAAAGTTAGGTTCTACATTTATGCAAATTAGCAACTTAGAAACGAATTATTTCATTTTACAGGCGGATAGTGGAATTGAGAATATGGTTGCAAAAATGAACTACTATCCATTGTTAACGGGGGTATGTTAATGGTCATTCAAAGAGATTTGACGGTTGAAATTTTCAACAGGAATTTAGATTTTACATACTCTTCAGTGGGGATACTTGACCAACTTAAAAGCTGCATTATCAACTGGAGAGCATTTAACTTTGATATTTTTCAATTAACCTTGCCTTTAAATTCAAATGCTATTCCCTATTTGAAATCAGATAACATCTTTTCAATTAACGATTCCTATTTTTATATTGATTCTATTAGCTATGATAGCAAGCAATCTAATCTAATGACCGTAAAAGGGAAGAGCCTTTTAGGTAAAGCAACAAAGAGAATTGTTATTCCAATGTATGCTACCAATTCAGCTAAACCTGAAAAAATTATGTTTGATCTTATCAATAAGAATATGATTGATACTGTAATGGACAGAGTGATATCTTTTGTAAGTATTCAGAATCCACCAGACTTTGGATTAACTGCTATTTCTTATCAAAATTCCTATGGAAATGTTGCTGAAGAAATTGCTTCATTTGCTGAAGGAAATAGTATTTGTATTAAAGAGGTTCAGACAAACTTAGAAACTCCTGCCTCTCAAATTCAATTTTATAAAGGAAGAGATCTAAGCGGTGATGGCGGTGTTGAATTCAGCTTGGATGATGAGGGATTGAAATCTGAAAGTTTAACGCGTGATATTTCTGATTTTTATAATGTAGCTTATATCTTTGGAGAAGGAGAAGGGAGTAAAAGAAAGTCAGCTATAGCTACAAAACTTCCTAGCGGTAAACCTAAAGGAGAAGAAGTCAATGAAATATACATTGATGCGCGTGACTTGCAGCAAACTTATACTGATGATTCGGGAAAAGAAGTAACTTTAACGGATGATCAATATAAAGCTCAGTTACTCCAGAGGGGAAATCAAGCTTTAACTGATCATGCTGAAGTTATTCAGATTGGGGGAGAAGCAAACTATAATAACCTTAATTTTCAATATGGTAAAGATTATATGGTTGGAGATATTGTAAGGCAAACTAATCCAAGGTTTGGAGTTTCAAAAGTTTCAACTTTAACAGAAATGCAAGAAACGTGGGATGAATTGGGTTATCATTTAGATCCAACATTTGATAAAGACAAAGTGACACTCACAAAATTAATTAATAGAAAGTAGGGATAAACATGGCACTTTTTGTATTTCCACTAAAAAGTATTAATGGAAGCAACATGTATAACAACGATGATTTTCGTCAATACTTTGCGAATTTTATCAGTACAGGAATATTAGCGAACGTTCCCTTAGCAGGTTCAACAGCTTTTCAGGTTACTCAAACAGATAATCCATCTATGAATGTCATCGTAGGGAGTGGAGTCGCTTGGATAATTGGAGGACAAGTAATGAATACTTCTCCACTCTCATTTCAAATTCCAGCGCCTTTGACAAGTCAATCACGGACAGATTCTATCGTAGTTCAATGGAGCAATTCAAGTAATAATGGGGATATCATTTATAAACAAAATTCAACTCAAGTTGTACAAACTAATGATGTCTATGAGCTGCAGCTTTGTAAAATTTTAGTTCCAGCAAATGCAACGAATATTCCTCAAGCCAATATCACGGATATGCGAGCAGACCCATCAGTATGTGGTTTTTCAAGTCCTTACGAAGCAATAAAAACAGGTGATTTACTGGCACAGTTTAAATCGGAACTTGAAGCAAACGGTATTCTCTTTTCACAATGGTTTGAAACGATTAAAGGTCAACTTTCAGAAGATGCAGCAGGAAACTTACAAAATCAAATAAATAATTCAGTCCATAATGCTGGCAACATCTCAATTGGAACAGATTTAAATGATATAAGGGGAGTAGGTTACTATCGAATTGGAGGACTTGTTGGTGGAACGGATGTTTTAAACACTCCATCTGAAGTTAATGGAATTAGATTTTATGCGTTTTTGATTGTCATAGGTTCACTTCAAGAGTTAACAGTTTACTCGCCAAAACAAGATACTACTTGGACATACAGTCGTTCTATTTCTGGTAGCCCATCAACATGGAGCATTTGGTCTAAAACTGTAATGTCAGATGAAAATGGCAAAACTAGTGTCAAAGATTTAGAGGTTACTGGTAAAATTACTCAGGGTATTTCAGAATCTATTAGTTTCCCAATTGGTTATGGAGTAAACGTTAACGCCAGAAGAACTGGTAATCTTGTTGAGATTCTATTTTCAGGACAAAACTCTACTCAAATTGCTGGGGGAGCTACGATGAATGAAAAAATACCAGATGGTTTTAAACCAGCAGATGTTACGTCAATTGATTTCTTGACACCAGGTAGGCATTTAGATACTTACTACTATTTTAGTCCTGATGGAAAGATTCAATATTCAGGGGAAACTTTACCTGCAAATTCTTATTTACGTGGGGTAAGGACATATTTTACTGCTGACCCTTGGCCAGTTATTAAATAAAGTTACTGTTTAATAAAAAGAACCCGTTTTTAGGGTTCTTTTTTATTTATGATTGAGTAAACAAATAAAACGAAGGGAGGAAATATGCGGGATTTTTTAGAAATTTATCATAATTTCTATGCTCTAGATTTCGTGCATCATTGGACATTTGCATTATTGGTTTTTGTAGTGATTGTAGATATTGTTCTTGGTCTGCTCAAGGGGTGGGCCACAAATACATTTAAATCAAGTATTGCTCGTAAAGGGATAGTTTCTCACGGAACTTTGATTTTTATTGTAGTTGCAGTCTATCCATGGATATCAGAGTTGGGGTTTAGTCTTCTTGCGGATGCGGTGATGTTGTTTTTTATTGTATCTTATATCGCTTCAGTGATTGGTAATCTTGAAACACTTGGTGTACCAATACCAACTTATATAAAGAATAAGTTGGCAGAAGAAATTAAATCAAAAGATGATACCATTACAGAAATTTTTGAACAAAAGAAAAAGGAGAAAGAAAATGATTTTTAGTAGCAACAAACTTTACAACATTATCAAGTGGGCAGTTTTAGTTGCTTTGCCAGGCATCAGCACTTTTATCGGGGTAATTGGGAAAGCATATGGGTGGTCAGGGACTGAATTAGCAATTGTTTCATTAAATGCTTTTACTGTACTTCTTGGTACTTTAGCTGGAGTAAGTGCTGTTAAGTTTGGTAAACAACCAGACGATACGGAGGAAAAGAAATGAGTAAATTAGTAAAAAAAATAGCGGTGATAACTGCAACTTTCTTTGTTGTTGCAGCAAGTGGGCCAGTATTTGCGGCAGTCGGTGACCAAGGAGTAGACTGGTCAAAATATAATGGAGCTTACGGAAACTTTGGTTATGATCATGATAAGTTCGCTTTTAGTCAAGTTGGTGGAACGTATGGCGGTTCATTCGTTGACCAAGGGACTTATTCAACACAAGTTGCCTCTGCCATTGCTCAAGGTAAACGAGCACATACTTACATTTATTTTGAAGTTGGAGGCTCTCAAGCAATAGCAAAAGCTGCACTTGACCGTTATTTGCCCAAAATTCAAACTCCTAAGAACTCCATTGTAGCTTTGGACTATGAAAGTGGAGCAAGTGGAGATAAGCAAGCCAATACTGATGCGATTCTTTACGGAATGCGACGTGTAAAAGCGGCAGGATATACGCCAATGTATTATTCTTACAAGCCTTACACTTTGGCTAATGTCAATTATAAGCAAATACTCAAAGAATTTCCTAATTCACTTTGGATTGCGGAATATCCCAATTATGAAGTGACACCAACTCCAAACTATAGTTTTTTTCCAAGTATGGATGGAATTTCAGTATTCCAGTTCACGTCAACTTATGTTGCTAAAGGACTTGATGGAAATGTTGATTTAACAGGAATCACTGACAAAGGTTATGAGAACGGAAACGCAACTAAACCTGATACCGACACACCAGCCACTGATGATGGTAAAGATGCCAATGAAGTGACACCAAGTGAAATCCAAGAGGGCATGACTGTCACAATCAAGTTTACTGCAACAAACTATTCTACAGGTCAAGCAATCCCTAAATGGGTTAAGGAAAATTCCTATAAAGTGCTTCAAAAGTCAGGGAATAAAGTCTTGCTTGATAATATTATGAGCTGGGTTGCAGCAAGTGATGTTCAAGCGTTGGATACAGGTGGAGGTAACTCAACTGGAAATACTCAAACTCACATTGTTAAGTCTGGAGATACTTTGAGTGGAATTGCTTTAAATTGGGGCACTAACTGGCAAGAATTAGCACGTCAGAACAGTTTATCTAATCCGAACATAATTTACTCTGGTCAGGTTATTCGCTTCACTGGCGGTCAATCTGGGGATAGAGCACGGACTTACAACGTACAGTCTGGTGATAATCTTTCATCAATTGCCAGCCGTTTAGGAACAACAGTTCAAAGTTTAGTTTCAATGAATGGTATTTCAAACCCTAACTTGATTTATGCTGGTCAAACTTTAAATTATTAAAATTAACCCTGACTTCTGTCAGGGCTTTT